AACAATCAGCGTCTTTATAGCAGACAAGTCGCCGCAAGCACATAGCCCATGTACTTCGATCGCGCCGCCCGGATATTGGCGCAGCGAAGCAATGATACAGGCGTCATCAGCGCAGAAAGCCACCGCTGTGCCAAGCGCAATCTGCTCGTCAAGCCACTTGATTGGCCACTTGGCAGGATCAAGCATCGCCTCGAACTCAGGGCGGAAGTCCTGATAGGTTTTCACCACAGGTTCCGCCATACAGCGCCGTCCCACGTACGCGCGCGGTTCGTGGCAGTATTGTAATATGTCCTACCCGGCTCGGGATCGTCGGGGTCTGCGTCTAGCGGCTCGAAAGGATACGCACCACGATTGCGCACCAGATCAATTAGCCCATTGATGGCGTTTGCTACGCGGCGTGGCCAATCACTGATCTTGGCATCTACGGGGACAGGTAGGAGGCTCACCGCAACCCTCCACTATCGAAATCCAAATCGAACCCAGTCGAAAACGACCATGCAGACCCCGCCGCGTGCGTGACGGAAATCGCCAGATACTTGCCCCGGTTACGGATAGGCACGCGGCCACTGGCCTGCATGTCGTTTTCCGTCCGCACGCCCAGCGGCCCGCCCATCTGCTGGCGGGCGTCAATCAGTACGGTAATACCATCTGTTGCGTCCGACACCGGCCACAGTGCCTGCACGCGGGCAACGTTCGGCTCAGCTGGTGCCCACCATCCTTGCGTCAACGTTGCTTGCAGATTCGGCCCGGAGAAAGCCCCAACGCGGCTGTCGGTCGTCACGATGTACAGGCGCGGATCGCCGCCCTGAAAGCGCGGATCGTCCAGCGAATAGGGCATGGTGTCTAGGTTCGGATACGTCGCCGCCACCTGCTCCAGCGTCTGGCTGGCCTCGTAGCCGGTGAACAGCCCCGAAAACGGCACCTCGATTGTGGAGGCTCGGTCCAGCACCCAGTTATAGACCCAGATGCGGCCCGACGACCCGGGGATGCCCCACATGACGATAGAGCGCTTGGGGTCAACCGCGGACCAGATGCGCTCGTAATCGTCCTGCGATACCGTGTCACGGAAAGTCTGGTCGAACTTCTCATTGCCGATCGGCCGCAACGATTGCCCGTCTTCCAGCGCCATGAAGCCGCGGTCGGACAGGAAAAACACCGTGCGGCCGGCCTGCGCGATGCTTCCCGAGGAAGCGCACCCGAAATTGGGCGTGATCTCGGCAAAATTGAACGGCGCCTTCGGATCACCCGTCCGCTCCATCCGCACTAAGCGGAAGCGCTGGAGGATGACGCCATATTCGCCGCCGGCAATGCCCTTCAGCTCGCCACCAGTGAGCATCGGCTGGAAACCAGCCTGATCGACACCGGGCGTCCACTTGGTGTGGTCGTTGAACGCCGAATAGGACACTAGCAGCCGATTGCCGCCCGACTGCGTGATGACAACAAAATCGCCCACCACCGCCACGCCATTGCCAGAAGGCGCATCCGTCAGATCCGACGCAGTGCCGGAATTAAGATCAACCTGTTTCGTATCCGTACCGTTGACGGCAATCACGAAATCGCCGAACTGCGTGAAGCGCCAGCGGTCGGTTACTGACATGGCGGCAAGCAGCGTGGACCATGTGCCCGCCGTGTAGCGCTCCAAGCCGTTTGCCGTGCCCGCAATTAGAAACGCCGTACCGCCCGTCGAGATGAAGGCAGCCCCGCCCTTGAACGTCGCCGACAGGGGGTCGCTGATTGCCGCCACCGAGCGCACCGGGCGGTAGCCGTTTGACGCAGGCAGCACGTTGACCGCCGCCGTCAGCACGTTTTCGCGCGGGAGCTGGTCGGGCAGATATGGCGGATAGGTGACGCGGGTCTTTGCCATCTTAGATACGCACCCGCGACGATACCTGACGAATGCCCGCCGCAATCAACGGAGCCGCGCCCCAGCGGTTGTCCTGCGCGGCGCGGTTGATGTTTTCGGTCAGCGTCGCGACCTCCTGCGCTGCCTGCGCCATACCCGCCTGATCCCGCTCACGACGGGCCAGATGATACATTACGCCCGACACGTACAGGTCAGGATGCGTTTGCAGCAGCCAGTTGGAAACCAGCGCATCCGACAGCGGCGGGATCTTCTGGTAATAGACGATCTCAACCGCCGCGTTGCCCACCGGCCCGATACGGATACCGCCTGCCTCGATCGCATATGCCTCGGGAATACCCGCACGGCCCGCGTAGGTCGCCAGCATGGCTGCGGGCGACATACTCTTTAGCGGGGCGTCGGGCAGTCCCTCGGAGAAGATATACCGCAGTTGCAGGAAGTCATCGGGTGCTTGTGTGATCTCCTGCGTGATGGTCAGCACAGCGCGCGCTTCCATCTCAGGCGTGCGCAGGGTGCGGTTAAACTCCGCCTCAGCCTTCCGCAGCGCCCGGTCAATCGCAACCTGCGAGTAATCCGCGTCATCCATCATGTCGCGAATCTCGGCAACCAAGTCCGAGTAGCTGTTGATGGAGCCGGGGGCGTAGGTTGGGATCGCGATGGACATTAGGTCACCCGGTAAATCGCGATCGGAACGGCAATAACAGCGCCGATCCCGAGGGCTGGATTTAGAAGACCCACGTTATACGTATTCGTAGCGCTAACGTAAATGTCTTGTAGTGACGATGATCCCGGCGCGCCCGTCAGGAAGGCGATTATGCGATCTCCCACAGCCAGCCCCGCCATTGTGCCGGTGTAGCGCTTTACGCCCAATGCCAAGGAAATGAGCGTGGTTTCTCCAACCGTCACTGTGCCAACAAGCGCTAGCCGCCCCGAAGGCAGTGGGTGAACGTGATCCTCGCGCGCCGCAGCCGATGACGACCCAATGAGCGCGGACGCTCCCAAAGGCTGCGGCGCGTTCGACGCCAGTGGCGTGGCGGTGGCGTTTGAGCCCGCCACACCGGGCGCACCTTGTGGCCCCTGAGGGCCGGTTGCGCCGGTGGCACCCGTGGGTCCAGCCGGGCCAGCGGCACCCGTAGCCCCTGTTGCTCCAGTAAAGCCGATATCGCCTTTAGGTCCGGCTGCGCCAGTAGCTCCCGCGACACCCTGTGGGCCAACAGCCCCGGTATCACCCTTTACGCCTTGCGGGCCTTGTGCGCCTGTCGCGCCAGTGTCGCCTTTAACGCCCTGAATACCTTGCGCGCCGGTGTCACCCTTGGCCCCGGTCGCCCCGGTCGCCCCCTGAGACCCAGTGTCGCCTTTATCGCCCTTGGCACCCTGCGGACCTGCTGGCCCCGTAGCCCCAGCGTCACCCTTCGGCCCTTGCAAGCCCATAGGGCCAGCCGGTCCCTGAGCGCCTGCATCGCCCATACTGCCCTTTAGCGGGTATCCGGGGACTTTGATCGCCATCTACGCCCCCGACCCATAGATTAAGATAAACCGCGTGCGCTTTCCCTCGTACATCCACTTGCCGTCAGCGGTGTAGATCGGAAACCCAGGCTCGTCGTCGGCGACGGCTGCCACCCACTGCGGCATCTGCGTGCGGCCCAGATAAGCCTCGCCGGGGTGCAGGTAATGCCCGTTTTCCTTGATATTCGGCATATCGGTCGACGACCCACGCCAGCCCGCAAACCAGATATGGAACGGATTGGGGTTACGCACGATGAAGCTGGTAACGCCCTGCCCGGTCATCGCTGGCACTGCGACGGGCTGAGGGGCCAAGCCGATCGAGCCGATAACCGGCCTGATATTGAGATTGCGCCGAAACGGCTGAATCAGACTGTCGGCCATTACTGCTTCACCCAACCACTGTCGGACGCGACCTCACCGTTAGTGTAGGTCAGGGTCCGCACCCACGTCCCACCGTTCTTAACGGTCTGGGTCTGCAAATTACCGCTGGCATCATAGGTGTTGGCAACGCCGCGATAGGTCGGAACGATGCCGCCGTCAGTGTCGAGGTCGACAGATGTGGTATACAGCACGCTTTCGTCGCCGCTGCTGACGATCAAACGTCCGCGCTGGTCGACTTGGGGGTTTACCTGCTGACCATCCACAAGTGTGGGAAGCAGCTTGGTAAAGATGCCGTACCCGATTGCCATCACACGCCCCTTAAATGATGAACTCTCGCACCCGTAAGTACCTGTAATCAGGATGATTTAGCAACCGTTTTACACCATCCTTGTGCGCCGGATTCCACATCTCGACGCCATACTTGGTTGCCCACTCGTACATGACGAGCGTGGGCACATGCGCGGCGTGCCACATCTCACTGCGGCGGTCCCAAGACTCCGCCTGCGCCTCCTTGTTTCGGTCAAGAATGGGGGAAACGTCCTGCTCCCTGCGGAACTGCCACGTCCCCCCATCCTCGTCGGAGGACGAAAACCACGTCTTCATGCCCGTTGCCGGGTCATAGTCAAAGAGGCGTTCGTCCCCCATTTTCAGCGCACCTGCCCGTTGTCGCGCAGGATCTTGGCGGTGTCCTTGTCGACCTTCATGGTCTGTCCACGGCCCAGCGTGCGCCCGTCGCCGATGTGCACATCGGCGCGCAGATCGTCGGAGCCGGTGACTTCGACCATCTTGTCTTCGTCGCGCGCGGTACGCGTTGCACGGCCCTTGTCGTCAGTCTCGACAACCAGATCCGCATCCGGGTTCGAGCGCTGCCCGTGCGGATTGGGATTGGCGTCGGTGGGCGAGAGCGGATGCTCCACGACGGTTTCGCCGGCAACGTAGTCATCGACACCCGCCGTCTCCTCCGTCTCGATCCCCAGCGCGGCCGCACGCTTGCCGGCCTCCGAAATGTCCGCATACTCTTCAGCCGGCTTCACCGGCTCACCGAGCGGGTTGGCGGGCGGGAGGTCACGAACGCCCGGCGCTTCGTCGCCCGACTGCTTCGTCTCGGGCAGATCCTTGCCCTGCGTGTTGGTTTCGAGGGCTTCTGCCTCGTCCTGGTGCTTCTTCGGTCGTGCCATTTCACACACTCCTAAAGTGGCCCGCCCTTAT